TCTGTTGGTAGTTCTGCTGTTAAAACTATTTTATTTATACCGCCTTCATTTACAAAACCTCTAGATGAGATTGGAACACGGAACATTTCAAGATCAAGGTTTTCTTTTGTTGCAAAGTTATCTGCTACATCGCCAGTTTCTAGCGGGGTAGGACCACAGCCAACAGCCAAAAATGAAGCATAGGCAGGGGCTTGACCAAGCATATACTTACCAATAATAGTCTTACCAGTGTTAGTTATCAAGAGGTTATTTCTCCAAATTCCGCTTCATATATTGTACCACTTGTAGTTATTTCTACTTGAATTTGCTCATCAGACTCAAGATTTATAGCCTCAATAATCATATTTCCTGTGTTTTGATCTAAATAAACATGCGCTCCATTAGGTCCAGTTCCAGGTTGCGGTATTTTATTTTCAAGTTTGATAGAAAAATTTGCAAAGTATTTATCTGATGTAGACTGAAGGCTAATAATATTATTTGGATTATACTGTTGTTGTATTGACGATAAATTTTTTATAGGTTGATAAGACACTTGTTGACCATTTACAATATCATTACGAGCAATATTTATTAATTCGTGTCCACCAATATTTTCAAATATAAGGTCTGTCATTACCTCAATTGGCGTACCCTCATCATCAAATAAAACTGTGTCTATAGGTGCTGTTTTAACTGGAGGAGGTGGTGGTTGTACTGCTGCTGGAGACATAACAGTAGGTATTGTGCTTGGCGTTATAGGCTCTGCAGGTGGTGGTGGAGGAGGTGGCGGATCTGGAAAAGAAACTCCAGTATCATCATCCGTAGAACCAGTTACTGGTGGAGTAACTGGAGAACCAGGCAAATTAACTTTTGTTCCAGCAAAGATTAAATTTCCACCCTTGTATTTAGCATTTGATTCAAACTTAGGGTTTAATTGTTTTAATTCATTTAAACTTATTCCAGCATCTTTAGCAATTTTTGAAAGCGTGTCTCCCCGTTTAACAGTATATTTTTCTGTTGATGACTTTGGTGGCTGATAATAACCACCCGTTTCGTATGGATCCATGTTACACCTCCGCCAAATAAGTGGTCATGCTTGGTCCAGAGTTGCCTCTAGAGTATTCAATATTATATACTACAAATCTACTTGAATCTGGTGTTACAAGGTCTAGTCCAGAAGAATCTTTATAGTTTACAGTTACGATATCCCCAAGTTGCATTGTTGGAATTGAAAACAAATTTACACCAATTGATTTTTTAGGATGCATAACTTTATTAATAATCCAACCCATTAATGCCTGAGCATCATCATCTGTTTGAATATATATACTATCAATTGAAAATTCATTTTTTCCATATATCATTCTGCTTTGTCTAATTTCATCGTACTTTGCTTTTTCTACAAGTGGTGAAAATATTAATGAACTACCCTGAAACTCTGGGTCAGAAAGGTTTCCACGTTTTTTAAAGTATTCATCAACACTTAATTCGTGAGTTGTGTCTTGCGTAAATGTTACACCCTGAATTCTTAAAAAGTTTCCACTGGTTTCATCAAGACTTAAAGCAGTATCTGTAGCATTAAATATTAAAAATTCTGCTCCGTATGAATCTGCTAAAAATCCAGATGTGGTATATCCTTTAATTCTATTAAATGTTGGGGAAAGTTGAGCATAAAGTGCAGGGTATGCACGATCATACTTAACATCAAAGTAAGCACACTCACGCATAATAGAGCCAAACTCTTCAAAGTACATATTATATTTTGGAGGTTCTTGTGCACTAATTCCAGATAAATGTGTAGCCTGGACAATTCCACTCATTGCATATTTTCTAAATGATTCGTTTGCATTAATTTTGCCTTCTGACAGTGCTGAAGCAAGAGTTTCTCCTACAGTAAACACTGTATTTTGAGAATAGTTTTCTGATAGTGCGTAAATATTTTCAAACATACACCTAGATGAACCACGAGTAAATAAAGCCATATTGTTATAAATTGGAAGTGGATCTGTGTCATCAACAACCTTAACTAATTTATTATTGATGTATAAATAAAATCTTCTTATTTTGCCAATGTCTTCATACTCTACTGATAAATCATATACTGTTGGATTCTCTTCTCCTGCCATTCTGTACTGACCAGTAAAACGACCATCATCAACAAGAATCTTAGAAAGCCCTCCCCAAAGTTTAATTGGAATAGCGTTATTGTTTGAAGAATCTTTTTTAATTTTATAAAAAAGGATATTATTAATTGATTTTTCCGCATTACCTTTTGTATCAAGTTTAAGATAAGAATTAATGTTGTCTTCTGTTAATGCAACTATTTCAAAATAATAACCATTGTTTGTTTCTGGATTAAGTAATACGGCAAGACCTCCAGAGCCACCACCAATACTTACTGTTTGATTTGGCTGCGTTCCAGATGTTTGATAATATGTTGTGCTGCCAATTGGCGTTTGAGTTCTGCTTGTGTTATTTTCTATTTTGCCTATAACTCTAATTCTAGTTCCAAAATGTTTATATGCACCATTTAAATTTTTATAAACATAAGAAACAAAGTTTAATGGAATTTCTGTAGTTTTAAAAGATGGTCCATTCATTACAAAAGCAGAGGATTGAATAGTTCCAGATTGTGTTGATTTTAAATTATTTACTTGAGTTTCTGTTAAATAGTTTGTAGCCATAAAATTTTTGATTACTCCATTACGAGTAGTCTGTCTTGCCAACACATTATTAACTCCAGCAGCACCAGTTGTGGTAGATGGGTAGGTTACGTCTTGGTCTAATTGTGTCGTAAACAGATATTGTGTTTGCATATCTACTCCACGAATATAGTCATTGTTAGACCAGTATGCATCTATTCCTGCTGTATGTAATGAAATAGTTGTTCCAAACTGTGCACGACCATGGTCTACTACCGCTCCATTTTGCAACCTAGTTATACCATCAACAGTTTCATAAAAAGGAGTTGCATATATACGAACTAAACCAGTTGGATATATTTTTCCATTAAATGGTAATGATGAAAAATAACTTTGATATTCTTGATTGCTACTAATAAAAACATTTCCAGTTCCAGTTATGTTAAACTGTACAGCATCATATTTAATAATTTCTCCATTGGAATAAAAATAACCTTGATATCTGGTAAGCCAATAAACATTTTCTCCAAGATCAAGAATATTATTTGTCATTAAATGATTGACAACTGTTGGTGGTGATATTGTAAGATCAGAGTTTAAAGGCATAGCACCCAATACGTAGTTGCTTTGATTTGATGCAACTTCATTAATAGTTTTTGTGTTTTCTGTTCCAGATACTTCCCACAACAATGAAGGCTTATAAATCCAAGACTTATCTTGATCGATCATACTTGACTGTTTTATTGAGCCATAGGATCTTTGAATATATCTAGTTGTATAATTAATCTTTCCATCATTATAAATCTTTTTGTCTTTTGATGCTATAGAAAGAATATTTGGCAAGTTTCCAGATGTTGCGTTTTGAATAACTCCTGTATCTGTTTGGTTTGTTACTCCAGACAATACAAAGTCTGTGTCTCTTTGATCTAATGTTGGCATTAAGTAATCTTTGCTCATTACAATAAAATTATTATATTCATCAAAAAACATTGCTGTTTGTGTAGCAACGGCTAATTGATTTAATACTTGAGCAACGTTTTGATCTGGCGCAACAAAGAAAAACGGAATAACTGGATCAGACTCTCCATCAACTCTTCTAAAAACATAATTACTAAAACCAATATAGTCAAGCAAAGTTGTTATTGCATAACTTAAAGATGCTTGAGTTGTCAACAGTCTTGGGGCTGGCATTGATTCTAAAAAGAAAAAGAAATCTCTAAGGTCTATTGATAAGGTTCCGCCTGTAACGTCTGCTTGTGGAAAACCTTCTGAGTATAATGTTTTAATAGGAATATAATAGTCAAACCCTTCAACATCAAGAATAATTTCATAGAATGTAAATTTAATATTTTTTCTAACGTAGTCTGCAATAATGCTATCAGAGTTTTGATCATTAAATGCTTGATCATCATCAAATATAGATAGTTGACCATTAGATGCAAGCAACTGCCCTACTGGTAAAGATGTAATTCCTATATCAGACAATGTCTTTGTAATTTTATAATCAATAGCCTTATCAGAAATATCAACTACTAATCTTGGAGACATCTCAATTAAATCAAAGGTAGAGTCAGACTTATTCATAACATCTACAACAATTCTAATTCCATCAAGATAGGCAAAGTCACGATAGGTTACTCCTCCTTCTGTATCATTTTCAAATGATGCTGGAGAGGTTAAATCTGTTATAAAGTTTGTATTTAAATCAATTGTTTCAGATCCTAATTGCCATCCGTACTCTGGTGAGAATGTTGCATAATCTCCATTGGTCCAGATGTACATTGTTCCTCTGTCCCCTGCGTTTTCTATTACAAGATATGCGTATCCTTCAACATTAGATTCTGGCAACAAAGTGCTTGAAGAAAGGGTTTGAGCAAATACAAAAGTCGAACGGTATTCTTCTGGAATAATTAACCCATACTCTAACTCTACATAACCATCTGACCCAATAATAGGCTCTCCAGAAGCAAGTGTATCGTTT